AAACATAGAAAAAATTAGAAATTATATTAAATTAAATAATTTTTAAGTATATTTGACAAACTAAAGTATTAGTAATGTTAGAAAAATTAGCCTTAAAAGATTCTCAATGGAGAAACATAGCTTACTCTATTTGTAAAGATAGAATGTTAGCCGACGACTTAACACAAGAAATGTATTTAAGGTTAATGAATGTAGATAAAGATATAAACGATTTCTATGTTATTCTAACTATTAAGAATTTATACATAGACTATTTAAAGCAACAAAATAAAACTATTCATTTAGATAAATTAGACTTTATATTTGAATCAAAAATAAATGAATTTGCAATAACAGATGAACAAAAAGAAATAATTAATAATTTTAATAATTTAAAGTTTTACGAAAGAGAGATTATAGAACTAACAGCAGAAAAATCTTTAAGACAAATTCAAAAAGAATATAACCTGCATTACGCTTTTGTTTTTAAAACTAAAAGAAATGCAATAAATAAAATAATAAATGGGAAGAAAGAAACAAAGTAAAGGTTTAGGAGATAATTTAAAAAATGCTTTAGAAGTTACAGGAGTAAAAAATGTTGTAGATATTTTCTTAAATGGAAAAGATTGCGGATGTGATAAACGTCAAGATAAACTAAACGTATTATTTCCTAAAAAGAGATTAAAGGCACGATGTTTAACAGAACAAGAGTTTAAAGAATGGTCAGAGTTCAAACAAGTAAGAACATTAAAACTAACAGCAGAACAAGTAAAGTATGTAATTAATCTTTATGCTTCAGTATTTAATGTAACACCTTTTAATTGTCCGACTTGCTCGCCTAAAGTAATGCTTGAACAAATAGATAGATTAGATAAAGTACACGAAACTTACTTAAATTAAATATTATGATTTTTAAATATGAAATGAATATTTTTTATGATTATCATAAAAATTTTATATACGATTATGAATTCATAAATGGTTCTTATCAAATGATTTTTAAAAACTATAATACTGAAACAATTATTTTTAATTTAAACTAAATATTATGAAACTATTTAGAATAATAGATAAAGTATTTAGATATTTCGGTTATTGCTTAATTGCAAAAGTAAATACTGATACTTGGCATATAGAAGATATATTTATTGAAAAAACTTTTAACAAATAATTATGAAAACAAAAACTAAAAAAGGTAATCTTTGCGAAACTTGCGAATATGATTTTGCAGATTGTAAAGCAAAAGATATTAAATTCGGAACTGGAAAGGGTAACGATAACGTAATTGAATGTGAAACTTATAAAACTAAACAATATGAAAACAATTAAAATTTTATTGGTTAGCTTATTAGCTATTGTATTAATGAGTGCTTCGTGTGAAGCAGAAGATTCAACTACTGAAACGCAAGAATGCGATTGCGTAGAGATTAAATATACTTTACCACCGGGCGCAACATCGTTTCAATATCATTCTACTATCAACAGACCTGATTTAGATTGCGAAGATGAGCAAATTGATTTAGTTTACAATGGCACTTTCTTTGTAAAGATTGAATGTAATGAAAGATAGTCTTATTTAGAATCAATTTGAATAAACAAGATTTTTCAAGATGGAAGATAATAAACATGGCGGAGCAAGGCAAGGAGCTGGAAGAAAACCAAAGGAAGAAGAATTAAAGATTATTGAAAGGTTAGACAATGTTATTGAGTCAGAAGATGCAATTAAGTCTTTAAAACAACTTATAAAAGATAATAACTTTAACGCTATTAAACTTTACTTTGAGTATAGATTTGGTAAACCAAAAGAAACTATTGAAAATATCAATAAGAACTATGATGCTGGAAAACTTACAGAAGAAGAGGCAAAGATGTTAACTAAAGTTTTAAACGAAAAGTATTAATGCTTACTAACGAAGAAAAAGTTTTAAAAGTAATGTGTGAGAAAGATTTGTTATTCTTTACTCGATACATTTACAAAGAAAATAACAGGCGTAATTTTATAGTTGCGCCTCATTTCGTTATTATAGCTAATAAGTTAATGGATGTTATTAATGGAAAAACAAAAAGACTTATTATAAACATTCCGCCTCGTTATGGTAAAACAGAATTAGCAGTTAAATCTTTTATAGCTTATGGACTTGCAATAAACCCAGCGTCAAAATTTATACACTTATCTTATTCCGATGACTTAGCACTTGATAATTCAAGTCAAGCAAAGGAATATATCGAAAGTGAAGCGTTCCAAAAGTTTTGGGAAATGAAACTAAAGAAAGATGCACAAGGAAAAAAGAAATGGTTTAACGAATATGGTGGCGGTGTTTATGCTACTGCTTCAGGTGGTGCAATTACTGGTTTTGGAGCAGGCGTATCCGATAGTAAAACTTTTAGCGGTGCAATTATAATTGATGACCCTTTAAAGCCTGACGATGCGTTTAGCGAGGTTAAACGTAAAGCGGTAAACGAAAGATATAACAACACAATACGCTCGCGTGTAAATGACAGAGATACACCTATAATTGTTATTATGCAAAGACTTCACGAGGACGATTTAAGCGGGTATTTATTGAATGGCGGAAGCGGTGAAGAATGGGAACATTTATGTTTGCCTGCTTTAGATGAAAACAATAATCCATTATGGGAAGATAAGCATACATTTGAAGAGCTTGAGGCTATACGTCAAGGTAGCCGATACACTTTTGCAGGACAATATATGCAAACTCCCGCGCCTGATGAGGGTGGAGAATGGAGAAAAGAATGGTTTAGAATAGTCGATAAATCAGAAGTGCCTTTAAGTAGTTTACGATGGGAATTATTTATAGATGGGGCATATACAAAAGACACAGCAAACGACCCGAGCGGTTTTCAAATAGGCGCAAAGTGGGGTAATGATTATGTTATTTATTCAAGTATAGATAAGTATTTGGAAATGCCTGAGTTAATGAAGTTCTTACCAAATTATATTGCATCAAGTGGATTGAATATATTTCTTTCATTAGTAGAACCTAAGGCAAGTGGTAAAACTATTGTACAAATGATACGCCAACAAACAGGAATTAATATTACTGAAATTAAAAGTCCATTTGTAAATAGTTCAAAGATAGAAAATGCACGTGCTTGCTCTCCTTATATCGAGGGTGGGCGTGTTATCCTTGTAAAAGGTAATTGGAATGAAGCGTTTTTAAATCAAGTCGGAACATTTCCAAATTCCAAACACGATGAGCATATAGATTTAACTTGCTATGGTATCGAAAGACATTTAATGAATAGTGTAAAACCTGATATTAGGTAAGTAACAAAACAAACAAAAATTAGTTTAATAGTATGAAAGTATTAATTCCTGAATCGATAAACGATATAACACTTGGTCAATATCAAAAGTACGTTAAATTACAAGAGCGTACAGATATAGATGCTTATGGATTTGACAAAAGAAAAATTGAAATCTTTTGCGGTGTTCCGTTTCAAGAAGTGGATAAAATATCAATTGAAGATTTGAAAAGCATTTCAGAAGCTATTGATTTAGCACTTAATCAAACAGTTGCTTTTACTCCTACGTTTTCAATGTATGGTATTAAAATGGGTATGATACCAAACTTTGAAAATGATAAGGTAAGTGCAAAAGAATATGTAGATATGACTTCTTATCAAGGTGAAGTTGAAAACTTACATAAGTTAATGGCTGTTTTATTTAGACCGATTATAAAAGAAGATTTAACAGGATATAAAATAGCGGAATATAAAGGAACTGAAGAGTATGCAAACGTAATGAAGTCAATGCCGTTATCTATTGTAAATAGTTCTCTTGTTTTTTTTTCGAATTTAGCGAACGAATTAGAACAGCATATCCAGAGATTTATAGTGGCGGAACAAAAGAAGGCAGTAAAGCTTTAGACTACTTTGATAAGTGGGGGTGGTATGCTACGATAGACGAAATGGCAAAAGGAAAAATTTGGAAGTACGATTACATTTTAAATTTAGACGTACATACTTTTCACACTCATTTAGCACACAGCATCGATAAGAAAAAATTAAAATACGAAATACAAAAAGGTTTGAATTCAAACGTAACACAATTATAAAATGAATCATTATAGCGAACTATTATATTATATTAAATCTTTAGTTGAGCAAGATAGTTATATCAATACAATTACTAAAGGCGAAATAGATTTAAACAAAGAGAATATATTTCCTTTGTTTAATATTTCTATTTTAAGCGGTTCGTTTACAAATGGTCAGACTGTTAACTTTAATGTTGAGTTATCGTGTTTAGACATTAGAGATATAAACAAAGAAATAGTTAACGATAAGTTTTGGGAGCAAGATAACGAAGTTGATAATCACAATGAAACTTTAGCGTGTTTAAATCGTGTTTGGTTAAAAATGTATAGAGATTTTGAACAAAGAAATATTACAGCAAGTGAAAACCCAAGTTTAGAAATTGGAACTTTAGAAGGTAAAAATTTGCTTGATGGTTGGGTGCTTACTTTTGATGTTGAAATGCCAAACACTACAATAAGTTTATGTGATGGAAACTAAATTATATTTAGATAAGTTCGGTAAGTATGTAGTACAGCAATCTAAAACAAACTTAACTAAAAAGGATAAAAAAGATAAAGGCGACTTATACGATTCAATCGGGTATGATTTAGAGGTAGGTAAGAATAGTTTTAGTTTGTATTTTAAAATGACTGATTATGGTCAGTTTGTTGACAAAGGAGTAAAAGGTAAAACAAGCAGTAGTCGTGCACCAAACAGTCAATTTAGATTTGGAACGGGTAGCGGTAAAAAAGGTGGTTTAACGAACGGTATTGATGGATGGGTTAAGCGTAAACGAATACAATTCAAAGACAGAAAAAGCGGTAAGTTTATGAGTTATGATAGTACAGCTTATTTGATTCGTAATTCTATTTACAATAAAGGATTAAAAACAACAAACTTTTTTACAAGACCTTTTGAATTAGCTTTTGAAAAGTTACCAGATGAATTAGTAGAAGCATTTGCTTTAGATATGGAAAATTTATTAAATTATAGTACAAAATGATAAAAAGCTTAACGCCTTATTATATTTCAATACCTTTTGTAAGTCCTTTAACAGGGTTAACTTGCTTATCTTATACTCTTAAAGTATATGTTTGGAATGGATTAAAATTTAGTCCACCTGCATTAGCTTCTTATGAAGTTACAAAAACAAATCCTACAAGCTCAACAGGTACAGATGAAATTAATATTTCACGTTTAATAAATGATTTTATAGATTTTAAAGCAGTTAGTGGAACAACAACTGAAGTTTTAGATGTAGAAAATCAAGTTTGGGTAAAATGGGAAACTTTTTATGAAACTTCAAATCCTTCTGATGCTACAACAGCAAGTAATATTAACACAGAATTAATTCTTCAAGGATATAACTATGGGTTAAGTGGTAAAAATGCACAACCACCAACTAATAAGATATTAGTTCCAATTATGGATTACAAAGTAAACAGAGCAGGATTTTTTAATGTTCCTGTTTTAGTTGATGAAACAGAAAGTACAATTGAAGCTTTGACAGAAACTTATGATATATTTTTTCAAGATACTCTTTTAGATGTTCTAGCAAATGATAATTTAGGATTTGAACCTACTAACATAATTTCTGTTAGCAGTTCTATTGCTACAAGTGTAGGTGCTTTCACAATAGAAGATAATAAGATAAAATTTACCAAAGGAGCTGGTGCATTAGCAACGCCTCAAACATTTACATATACAATTCAGGATGCAAGTAGTTCAACTTCTACTACAACTGTAACTGTAAATATTACAGCAGTGCCATCAACTCCAGTGGCTCAAGACGAAACATTTTCTGTTAATGATGCTGATGTTATTTTGTTAGACGTTTTAAATAATGATGCTTTAGGAACAGAACCAACAACTATAATTTCTTTTGATGATTCACTATTGACTTGTGGTACGCTTGCTATTGTTTCTAATCAAATAGAATTTACACCTAATGGTATTTATGATGTTAGCGAAACATTTACATATACGATAGAAGATAGCACAACAGCGCAAGATACAGCTACTGTAACTTTAAATGTAAGCCACGCAATAGGAGATACAGAAGTTGCTTACAGGTCATTGGGTACAGTAGCTAATAGTGGAGTTTGTTCAAGGTCAGCAAGTATTTCAATGTTAATTGAAACTCAAAATGCAGGAACTTTAACAGATGGGGATATAATTTATACAAATAGCCTTGAAGTGTTTGATGGTTTAGGATATTATTATAAAATAGTTTTAGACACCTCTTACAATGTAACTATTAATAGCTTAGGACAAATAGAAATTCAAAACGTATGTTAGTAACAGTAAAATCTTATCCTGATTTGAATATAGATTTTGTTCAGGATTTAACAAGTGAGGTTGATAGTAAATCAATAGTAAAAAATGTATGGATAGATGTTAGCGAAGCTTTAACAGATGAATATATAGAAGTAATTTATAATGGAGAAACAATAACTTTATTAATTACAGACGAGTGTAGATATACTCCAATAGATATAGCGTTCCAAAATAAAGATGGTGCTTTGTGTTTTTTACCATTTTTCAAGTCTAAAACAGAAAGTATAAACGTAACTCGAGAGGAATTTCAAACGGATAGAGGTCAAGCAAGCGATGGAAACCACCAATACGTTAACTTTAATATTCAAGGGCGTACAAAATTAAAGGTAAACAGCGGTTTTGTTAAGGAAGAAATGAACGAAATATTTAAACAATTATTGCTTTCGGATCGTGTTTGGCAATTTGATGGAACAAATTATATTCCTTTAAACATTGCAAGCACTTCTTTAGAATACAAAACACGTCAAAAAGATAGATTAATTAACTACGAAATTGAATTTGATTACGCATTTAACGAGATTAACAATATATGATTTTAGCTATTTACATAGAGGGAGAGAAAATAGATTTATTTAAAGATGAAAATATTTCTATCAATAGCTCTGTTGCTAAAATTGAAGATATTACAAAGAATAGTACCGAGTATTCAAATAGCTTTACAGTACCTGCAACGCATAGAAACAACCGTATTTTCAAACATTACTACGATGCGAATATAGACAATACATTTGATGCAAGAACGTCTAAAAATGCTTATATTGAATTGGATGGATTTCCATTTAAAACAGGGAAAATATTTCTTGAAAAGGTATCTGTAAAAAATGGAGTTCCTCGTGCTTATTCAATTCAGTTTACAGGTAATTTATTTAGTTTAAAAGATACGTTTAAAAACGATGAGTTAAGTGCTTTAGATTTGTCTGATTACAATCACGAATATAATTCAGATAATGTAAAAGATGGTTTAACAGATGGATTGTTTGGTGGAGATATTGTTTACTCTTTATTAGCTAAGAAACAATACTATTATAATTCAAATGCAACAGACGATACTTATACGCCAACGTTAAGTAATTTGCATTATGAAGTAGGTAACGTAAATGGGATTAATTGGAGCGATTTACAACCAAGTATAAAACTCTTGCCAATTATAGAAGCAATTGAAAATAAATATAATATTACTTTCAGTCGTGATTTTTTTGGAAGAGATGAAATAAAAAATATATTGCTTTGGGTCAATTCAGAATCTTCAAATAAAAAAACAATAAATCAGTTAATAGATTGGGATGGAGGAAGTGATGAGTTTGTTGATTTTGATACTGATACTTTAACTTTAGATGTTCTATTTGGTACTTTTGTTTTAGACATAGAACCAGAAGCGGGCTTTGAAAATATAGAGTATAAGGTAATAATAACTAATAATGGTAATGATTATTTTGAAAATTCATATACAGGAGATTCTCAAATAGTAAAAAACTTAACAATAGGTAATTATAGTTTTAAATTTTATATTGAAACTACACAAGCTTTTTCTTATACCGCTACATTAAGAGCAAGAAATACAGCTGGAGGAGCTTATGAAATTACTACCGCAAGCTTAAGTACTTTAACTGGAGTTTTAGATATTGCTGGAAATTTACCTAAGATTAAGATTTTAGACTTCTTAACCGGTTTGTTTAAAATGTTTAAGCTTGTTGTAATTGCAGACGACAGAAACAATGTTTATGTAAACACTTTAAATGATTATTATGCGCAAGGTAATTTAATAAATATAACACGATGGATAGATACAGAAAATGTAGAAGTTGAAAAAGGCAAAATTTTAAATAATATTCAATATGCTTTTCAAGAGCCTACAACAGTTTTAAATATTCAATTTGAAAAAAACACGGGTCAAGGTTATGGCGATGAGGATTTGCAATTAGAAGATTCAGATGGCAATCCATTAGTTGGTGATTCATTAGACTATACTTTACCATTTGAGCAAATAATATACGAAAGATTAAACGACATAAACAATAATAACGAAACGAATATACAATATGGATTAGTAGCAGATGAAAATATTTCTCCTGTAAATCCTAAACCGCACTTGCATTATGTGAATAAAATTGCAATAGGTAGTAATACAGTTGCTTTTATAAATGATGCTTCAGTAGTTGAAGAATTGAACACGTTTTTAAATTTACCATCACACTCTTACGGTTTTGATTCGCCTCAGTTTGTTTTATTATTTGGTCGTGAGTTTTCTACTTGGGACTATGTAGCAATGGATAATAACTTATACACTAATTACCATAGCGACTATATACGTTCAATTTTTAATATTAAAAAAAGAAATTTTAAATATAAAGCTAAAAACTTCCCTTTACTTAGATTATTAAAATTACAATTAAATGATGTTTTACAAATAAAGAATAACTATTATAGAATTAACTCTTACGATATAAATCTTACAACTCGTGAGGTGCAATTTGATTTGATTAATTCATTTGACAATACGCTAAATAGTTTTAGTGCAAATAGAACAGAAATAGTAACGGATTTTAACGCAAAGACAGAATCTATTTACGTAACAAATTTGGGTAATTTTAGTTTTAATATTATAGACTTAGGTTTTTGGGATGATTGGGTAAGCGTAACTTCAAGCGGTAATAATGTTTATTTCGCAATAGATGAAAATGAAACAGGACTGCAAAGAACATTAGAAGTAGAATTAACTAATTTAGATTCATTACAAATAATAACAATAACAATAATTCAAACAGCAAACGTTGTAACGTTTGGTAGTACAATAGTAGAATTTGGAAACACAGAAATAACTTTTGAATAATGGCACAACAAACAATTAATAATACGGACGTTTTAAATATTGGTAGAGGTAAGATTAACGATAACTTTACCGAACTATACAACGCAACAGGATGGGAACAAATAACAGATTCAACTTATACAAGTGGTTCGCCTTTAACAATATTATCAGGAGTTACAGGTAAAATACAAACAGGAACAGTAACGCGAATTACAACGCAATTACCAACAGGAGTAACAGAGTTTTGGAATGGAACTACTGATAAACTTGTAGCTGTTAATAATGGAGATGCTTTTACTTTGTCTTTAAGGTTCAAGGCAAAAATGAATGTAGCAAATGGAATAACTGATGTTAGTATTAATATTGGTGGTTCTTTAAATGTAATTAGTCAAGAAACTATATTGTTTTCAAAAGGTAGTGGAGTTGAGCAAAGATTTGATATTGACTTAAGCTATTTTACAGGAACAACTTTCATTGCTAATGGTGGAACAATTGAAGTAAAACCATTAAACGGAGATATTGATATTTATGATATTGTAATTGTACCAATTAGAACACATAAAGGAAGATGATAAAAGATATTTTAGAAGCATTACATAAGCATCCTGAAGCCGATGGGTACTTTATAAGAATTGCTAAAGGAAAAAATGAAAGAATTGAAACAAGTAAACAAGCTAAAACACGCATTAAATGGCTATTGAAAAAGTTATAAATATTACTGCTAATACTGAATCAGCTAATAAGAATGTAAACGAACTTTACAATTCACTACTAAAAGCTGATAAAGCAACAGAAGAGCTAAACGATTCTGCTTCTTCTATTGGTAGTGCTTTTGATTTTGGTAACGCTGGTAATGATTCTAAAAAATTAGATAATTCTTTAGGTAGTCTAACTGGTACAACTAAGAAGTTAGGCAAAGGAATGGCTGAAACAACTGCTGATATTTTAGAAAATGGTGGAGCAATGGGATTGCTTAACGATTTAACAGGTGGTTTAGCAATGACTTTTAAAGATGGTGTAGAAGCACTTGCTTTATTCTCTAAAGAATCCAAAATAGGGATGGCTATTCAAACAGCGTATTCTTTTGTAGTAGGAGCTTCAACAGGAGCAATGAAAGCATTTAGACTTGCTTTGGCTGCTACGGGTATTGGATTACTTGTTGTTGGTTTAGGTTTATTAGTCGCAAACTTTGAGAAAGTTCAGCAATGGGTTGGAATGGTTGTAGACAAGTTTAAAAACTTGGGTACAGGAATGAAAACCTTACTTTCTATTATTTTTCCTTTTATCGGCGCTATTCGTTTAGTTGTTGCAGGACTTGAAGCTATGGGAGTTATAGATGACGATGCTACAAAGAAAATGAAAGCCAATGCTGCTGCACGTGAGAAACAACGCAAAGAAGAAATAAAACAGCTAAATAAATTAAAGGATTCTATTACTGAAAAATATGATTCTGAAATACGTTTAGCTAAAGCAGCAGGGAAAGATACAGAAGAATTAGAACGTAGAAAAAGATTTGCGATATTAGAAACTTTAGCCGCTTTAAATAGAGCTGAACGTGAAAGAATAGCAAGTGGAAAAGCCACACAAGACGAAATAAAAAGTTGGAACGAGCGTCAAAAAGAAATCAAAAAAATAAATGAAGATATTAAGGTTTCGGAACTTGAAGCGGAAAAAGAAAAGAATGACAAGTTAGCGGAATTAAAAAAAGAGCAAGCAGAGAAAAGAAAAGAAGAGGCTCAAAAAAGAAAAGAGGAAGCCGATAAAATAGCGCAAGAAGAAAAAGACAGACTCAAAAAAGAGTATGATGATGCTTTTAAAATTTCTGAAGAAGCACGAATCGCAAACGAACAAGCAGGTCGTACAGAATTAGAAAACTTACAAGCAAAATTTGAGGAAGAAAAAGCTATTTTAGAAAAACAAAAAATAGACACGAACGAACTTGAATTAAAATATCTAAACGATAGAAATAATATTTTATTAGCACAACAAGCTAAAGAAGATGAAATAAGAAAGGCAAAGGAAGAAGCTGACAAACAAGCTAAAGAAGAAGAGATTGCAAGAGAGAAAGCATTACAAGAACAAAAGATTGCAATTCAACAACAAGGATTAGATGTCGCTTTAAATGCAGTTGGACTTCTTAAAAATATTGGGGAAAAAAGCAAAGCTATTCAAAAAGCTGGTATTATAGCAGAAAACGCAATAGGAATTGGTAAAATGATTATTGCAAACAACCAAGCTAATATCGGTGCTTTAGCAACACCGCAAGCAATAGCAACAGGGGGCGCAAGTGCCGCACCAATTATTGCATTGAATAATATTTCAACAGGTATTGGAATTGCATCTACATTGTTAGCTACTAAAAAAGCTTTAGCTGCTGTTGGTGGTGGTAATGCAAGCGGTGGTTCTTCTGGAGATGTTAAAGGAGGTGGGGGTGGAACACAAGCACCGAGTTTTAACTTAGTACAAGGGACAGGAAGCAATCAAATTGCAGAAAGTTTAGCTACTGAAAAACGACCTTTACAAGCATATGTAGTAGCTTCAAACGTTACAACTGCTCAAAGTTTAGATAGAAATATTGTAGACAGAAGCACAATAGGTTAAAAAAGTTTGTCAAAAACAGTAACAATATAAAGTTTATTTAGTTTAATTATAAATACGTATAGAAATGAAAAACAAAGAAGAAGTTTTATTAAAGCTTTCAAACAATCAACAAAAGTTTCAGTTGGCTTTAATGGATGATGTTAAAGCATCTATTGCAGAGGCAAAGAAATTTAAAGACAATTTAAAAAACACAAAGAACAAAGCGGTTAATGCTTTGATTGCGTATAAGGATAATGCACAAGCAACAGCATTTAATGCAAATCAAGCGATTAAATCTATTGATGAGTTGGATAAAAAATCAAAAGAATTAGGTTTAGGAGATGCTGGTTTATCGGGTTGGAAGAAAGAATTGCAACAAGTTTACAAAGATTCTTCTTCTTTATTCAATTCTATCAATTCTGTTTTAAGTAGTCTATAATGAAAACATACGAAGCCGTATTTGATGCAGAAGAAAATTCAGGAGTTTATGCTATTAGTTTAGTGGAGAATCCTGCAATGGAAGGCATTATGATTGCTTTATCAAAACAAGAAATACAATTCAAAGAAATTGATAAAGAAGAGCGTAAAGTTTTAGGTTTAGTTTTAGAACCTAATAAGCCAATTTATAGAAATCAAGGTGGAGAAGAGTTTAACATTGTATTTTCTGAACAAGTTATAAAAGATTTATCTTATAATTTTTTCAAAAGTGGATTTCACAAAAACTCAACTTTAGAACATGATTCTAAAAATAAAATTGAGGGAGTGACATTTGTTGAAAGTTGGATTGTAGAAGATTCAGAAAAAGACAAAAGCGCCAACTTTGGTTTTAGTTATCCGAAAGGGAGTTGGTTAGCAGTTATGAAAATTGATAACGACGATGTTTGGAACAACTACGTTAAGACAGGTAAAGTGCAAGGATTTAGCATCGATGCAATGTTATCTTTAAAAGAAGTAAATTTAAAAAGTGAATTTAATATGAGTAAAGAAGTCGAAAAAACTTTTTTGGACGTACTGAAAGATTTACCTAACCAAATTAAGTTAGCGTTAACACCGCAAACAGAAATTAAATTAGGAAGTATCAAAACAGCCGACGAAGAAGTTACAATTATGTACGATGGCGAAATGATGGCTGTCGGAAATCCTGTTTGGATTGAAGCTGAAGATGGGACAAAAATTCCTGTTCCTGTTGGAGAACATCCACTTGAAAGCGGAATGATTTTAATCGTTACCGAAGAGGGTATTGTAGGAGAATTAAAAGAAGCTCCAACAGAAGAGCCTGCACCAGCTGAACCTGTGGCACAAGCGCAATCACAAGCAAGCTCAGACGCTGAACAAGCACAAGAAATTGCAAACGCAATTAAATCAATTTTAGTTAAGTATTCAGAAGTAGAAGCTAAAATCGATTCTGTAATTGCTGAAAACGTAGAATTTAAAAAACAAGTTTTAGAGTTATCAGAGCAACCAGCAAGTAAGCCAGTAAGAGCTACAGCAGTTCAAGTGGATTTATCTAAACTTACATTAAAAGAAAGATTATCGTATAAATTAAATCAAAACAAATAAAGAATGGCAACAACAGTTAGTGTAACATCTAATTACGCAGGTAAAGAAGCAGGCGCAATTATCGGACAAGCTTTTAAAGAAGCAGATACAATCGCAAAAGGATTTGTAACAGTATTTCCAAATGTAAATTATAAACTTAATTTACGCAAAATTGAATTGGCAGGTGGCAAAAGAGATTATACGTGTGGACACGTTCCAGCAGGTGCAATTACTTTAACTGAAAAAGTTTTAGAGCCTAAAAAATTCAAAGACGATTTCGACGTATGTAAAGAAGATTTTAGAGCGCAATGGTCTGAAGAAACAATGGGAGCTTCTGCTCATAATGATACAGCTCCAAAAGATATTATGGACGCTATTATTGTTGAAAAATTAGCACAAACAGCTGAAGAGTTAGACGATAACATTTGGAATGGTGACGGAACAAACGCAGGAGAGTTTGATGGTTTCTTAAAATTATTTTTAGCTGATTCAAGTGTAATCGATGTTGATTTAGCAGCAGCAACAACTGAAGCAAACGTTGAAGCACAATTAAAACAAGTTTTAGCTGCAGTTCCCGTAGCTTTAAGAAGAAAATCTTTAAGAGTTGGTGTTTCTTCTGACGTAGCACAAGCATACAACTTCTATTTAATTTCTAAAGGTATTTCTAATGGTTTAGGTGGTGATGCAAACACATTGCCAAGATTTGGTAAATACACAATCGAAGAAATTAACGGATTACCTGATTCTACTTATGTAGTTGCAGAGCCTAAAAACTTAATCTTCGGAACAGGTTTAGTAGCAGACCATAATGAAGTGAAATTAGTTGATGAAGATGAAATTGGTTTATTGACCGGTAAAGTTCGTGGTACAATGGTTTACAACGCTGGAGTAAACTACTACAATGGTGAAGAAATTGTTTGGGCAAGACAAATAGCATAATTTACTAACATAACCGCTCATTAACTGGGGCGGTTTTTAAAACCTAATATATATGGCATGTGATATTACAGCAGGAAGATTAAGAGCCTGCAAAGATGGCATCGGGGGTGTTGGCGAATTATACTTGTTTAATTTTGTTGAAAATCCTTTTACCGTTGCAAGTGGAGTAGCGACAGCTATTAATCCACTATTAACCGAAGCGTTTAAATTTGAGTTAGAGGGCGATGGTAATACTTTAGTGCAGGATATGGTTTCTGATAGAAACACAGGCACAAGAGTTAACACTCAAACTTTAACAGTAGTTTTAAAGAAAATTAGCGCAACTGATTCTGCAAATATGAATTTATTAGCTGCTGGTTTTCCAATGGCAGTAGTAAAAGACAGAAACGGAATTTACCACGCAGTTGGTATTGATGATGGAATTGATTTTACAATTCAAGAAGCAACAGGTGGGGCTAAAACAGACTTAAACGGATACACTTTGACAGGTATAGCTACAACAGGAAGTTTAGCGCCTAAATTAGATTCATCTACGGTAACAGCATTTTTAGCTTTGCTATAATTTTTGAACACTAATATACTGAGATTAAACCCTATCGTTATTCGGTAGGGTTTTTATTATTTCATTAATTACTTCAACAACTTTTTCAGGCGTTTCTGCAATAAAAGAATCCATATATTTAATTTCGTTATACAAGTATATTAAATGGACTACCGAATTATTCATTTTAATTTCTAATATTTTCATAATGTTTTAATTTAGTTTACACAAAGATATGAAATAAAGTAACAAAATAACAAAAAAATAGTTTAATAGTATGATAGTAGTACAGCCAACAATATTAGAACATCAAATAAAGGTTATACCGAGATTATACCCTAATGAAGCTTTGACTTTATCACTTTACAATGAAGCTACAAAAGTTACAGAAACTTTAGATAACATTTACATAGTTCAAGATGGTTACTTATATATTGACTTTGAAAAGGTATTTAATGAAAGTGATAAATATAAGATTACAATAAAAGAAGAAAACGAGGTTATATACAGAGGTAAAATAAAAGCTACTTCGCAAGAACCGCAAGAATATAAACAAACAAAAGATAAATATTACTATGAGTAATAATAGCGATGTTAGACTAATACAACTAAACAACTATATTAAACCTAAATTAGAAGAAAACAAGTCTAAAAATTGGGTTTTAAATGGTCGTAATAATTCTTTTTATCAGTATATTATTGATAGAAATAACGGAAGCGTTACCAATGCAACTATAAACAGAAGTTACACAAACTTAATTTATGGTAGAGGTTTAGGAAACAGAAACGGGCAAGGCGGTTTATCTTCTGATTGGATAAAATTTAAAAGCGTTTTAAAAGATAAAGAGTTAAAAAAGATAATTGCAGACTTTCAGTTATTTGGAGAAGCTTCGATGCAAGTTATTAAAAAGAAAAATGGCGATTTAGACGCTATTTATCATATACCTAAAGACAAGATTGCACCAAGTTTAGAAAATGAAGATGGAGAAATAGATGGCTATTGGTATTGTAAAGATTGGAGCAAAACAACTCAAAATCAACCCGAGTTTTTCCCTGCTTTTGGGACGTCAAAAGAAGCTATTGAAATTTACGTAATAAAACCTTATTCAGCAGGGTGTAATTATTTTTCAAATCCTGATTATTTCGCTGGTTTATCTTATGCTGAAATGGAAGAGGAAATTGCAAACTATTATATTAATCACATTAAAAATGGGTTGTCTTTTGGTTATATTATTAATATTCCAAACGGGGAAAACTTAACTGTTGATGAAAAAGATTTATTAGAACGTAAAATAAAACAAAACTTAACAGGTAGTTCAAATGCTGGTAAGTTTATTTTATCTTTTAACGTAGGAGATAAAAAAATAGAAGTTGAATTACTGCAAGTTAACGACGCTCATAAGCAATGGGAGTATTTAACAGTAGAATGTAGACAGCAAATTATGACAGCGCATGGAGTTGTTTCTCCAATGTTATTTGGTATTAAAGACAGCACAGGATTAGGTAATAATGCAGATGAATTAGACACAGCAGAAGCTCAATTATTAAAGCGTGTTATTGCACCAAAACAGCAATTCATTTTAGACGCTTTAGAGGATATTTGTGTAGATTATGGTATAAATGTAGACTTATATTTTAAACCTTTAACAGAGCCAAAGCAAAACGTTCAAATGAGTGCGCACGTTTGTTGCTCCGATGAAAAAAAAAATCTTGACACTACCATAGCTGATGAATTAATCGGTTTAGGTGAAGATATTACAGAAGATTGGGAGTTAATCGAAAGTGAAGTAGTTACAAATGAAACCGCTGTAAATTTAACAAGTACAGGGACAGCAATTCCAAACGCAAAAAGCGAATTAGATGGAGAAAAGTTTAAAAGCAGGTTGCGTTATAGTGGTTCTTTAAGTGATAATAGTAGAGAATTTTGCGTTAAAATGATTTCAGCTAATAAGCTTTATCGAATCGAAGATGTAAAAGCAATGAGTAATAAAGTTGTAAATGAGGGTTGGGGACCTAATGGCGCTAATACTTACGATATATTACTATATAAAGGCGGTGGAGCGTGTCGCCATTATTGGGTACGTGAAACATATAGGCTAAAAGCTGATGTAAATAATCCTAATGCGGAACAAATAACTCCAGCACTAGCGAGAAAAGAAGGCGAAATTTTGCCTAAATTAGATAGTAAAATCTATGAAAAGCCAAACGATATGCCAAATAACGGATTTTTAAAGAAGAGATAAAATGGAAGTATTATTTGTAAGTCCAGAAACTTTAACAAGTGAAACAATTTTAGGGGGAAACGTAGATATTGACAAATATTTACCTTGTATTCTATCAGCTCAAATAAGTACAATAGAGCCACTTTTAGGTACTTTATTATATGATAAGATTTCAGAAGATTTTGAAGCCGATACATTAATCGGTTTATACTTAACTTTGTTTATTGACTACGTTAAACCAATTACAAAAAATATTGCTATTGCAGAATATATTGAAATTTCACAATATATGTTAACGAATGGCGGTTTATACAAACATACAGCAGAAAACAGCGAAGTAGTAAGCAAAGAAGAAGTTTTGGCTTTAGCTGGAAAATATAGAAGTATTGCGCAAATGTATATACAAAGATTTAATAAATGGATTTGTAAAAATCACATCGAAGAGTATAAATGTTGGCAAGACGAGGTTAACGCCAGTAAAAACGTAAATACTTCTTTAGGTTGGTATTTCGGAACAGCAAACAATAAACATAAAGGATATGATTGTAACTGGTTGGAATAGAAAATGTAAAGATTCTTTAGGTGGTGTTTATGAAGTTTTTATTTTTCCTTATGTAAAATATTCACGTTCACAAATAGTCGCTAATGGCAATCTTTTAACTTCTTTTCCTGAAACTACAATTTATCCTTTTTATAGTTTAGTAAGTCCAACACCAACGCAACAAATGGAGCAAGATGCTGGTGGTAAATTTTACAATCAAAGTATCAGTTTAGAATTTGATAATTATAATGAAGTAGAAAAACTTTTAAATAAAGATTATCGAATTATATTTAAAGATAGATTAGGC